GCAACCCAACTACGGGCCGCTGAGATATTGTTGTCTAAGACGCTACCCTCCCTTGCGGTCACAGACCTGAACATAGAGGGCAGCCTTGGAATCTCAGACATCAGTGACAGACCCCTCACAGCAGCCGAATGGGCAGCCGGAGCGGCGGATAGTATGGCGACCGCAGCCGGGGCCGCAAAAGCTCCTAATTGATTGCCCAATTGGGGAAATCTTCTACGGTGGCGCTAGAGGTGGTGGCAAGACTGACGGCGTGCTCGGTAAATACGGCCTGAAGGCCAAGCGGTACGGCAAGGGATTTAATGCGGTGTTCTTCCGTAAGGAGATGCCGCAGCAAGACGATCTGGTAGAGCGTGCCAAGGAAATCTATCTGCCGCTCGGTGCCAAGTGGCGCGAACAGCACAAAATGTTCCAGATGCCACAGGGCGGGAGAATACGCTTCCGGCCTTTGGAGACGATTCAGGACGCTGAGAAGTATCAGGGCCAGAGCATTAGTGATGCTGCGGTGGAGGAAGCTGGTAACTATCCCATGCCAGCGCCCATTGATCGCCTCAACGGCGTGTTGCGTAGTGCAAAGGGCGTTCCCACCCAGTTGTTACTGACTGGCAACCCAGGCGGTCCTGGGCAGGGCTGGATTAAGGATCGCTATATTGATCCAGCCCCGATGGGGATGAGGGTGCTTGAAAGGGCATTGCCCAACGGCAGTGTTCACAAGTACGTGTTCATCCCCTCGCGGTTACAGAACAATCTTGTGCTGTTGAGGAACGATCCCGAGTACATAAATAGGCTGTATCTGGTGGGTTCACCACAGCTCGTTAGGGCATGGCTTGAGGGAGATTGGAGCGCCATCGAAGGGGCGTTCTTTCCTGAGTTCTCGATTGTGCATCATGTGGTAGCGCCAGAGACGCTACCGGCACACTGGACACGCTTTAGGGCGATGGACTGGGGATCGGCAAGGCCATTCTCCGTTGGCTGGTATGCAGTCTCTGAGGGCGATAGCACGCGCTTCCCTAGAGGGTCGATCATCAAATACCGGGAATGGTACGGGTCTACTGGACAGCCAAACGTGGGGCTGAAACTGACGGCTGAGGAAGTGGCGGCAGGGATTGTAGAGCGCGAAGAAAATGGCGAATGCAAGTATGGGGTCATTGACCCATCGGCATACACGGCTGATGGGGGTCCGTCCATTGCAGAGCGCATGGCTAAGCATGGGGCGATGTTCTACCGGGCTGACAACAAGCGCACAGCGGCGGTTGGAGCTGTAGGCGGCTGGGATCAGTTGCGAGCGCGACTTAAGGGCGAGGACGGAAAGCCCATGATCTATTTCTTCTCGACCTGTAAGGACACGATTCGCACGCTGCCGATGCTTCAGCACGACCGGGTTAAGCCCGAGGACGTGGATACGGACGGCGAGGATCACGCGGCTGACGAAACACGCTATGCGTGCATGTCCAGGCCGTATATGTCGGCTCACTCGAAGAAAGTAGAGCCTAAATTCTTGCACAACATGACCTTCAATGACTTGGTGAATCCGAGTCCCAAGCGATCAACGGAGCGCATCTAATGGCGACATGGAGCGGTGGATACCAGTTCGACGCGAGCGGCAATTTGTTAATTGTGTTTGGTTCACAAGCTGTCGCCCCTACGACCATTCACAATGGCATCAAGTTTGATGCGAATGGCTATGTTGTGGTGGCTGGCTAATGGGTACATGGAACGGTGGATTGCAGTTTGATGGCAGTGGAAACGTGCAGGTTAGCTTCGGTCCATCTGGCGTGTTGCCGGTGGCGAATGGGGGCAGGGGCATGGCGATCAGCACGCCGTACCGCCCCAAGAACATCATTCCGTTGGGCGACTCGATTACTCTGTCGGCAGACGCTGCGGTAGGGACAAACAGCCTCAACTGGCAATACGCACCAGGGGCCACAGGCGTTATCACGAGTGGCATTCTGCTGTCTGGCCCCGCCTACAAACTGGTTAGGAATGCCGGAATAGCCGGCCAGACCAGCACGCAGATTGCTGCCCGCATGCAGAGCGACGTACTGGCCTACCTGAGTCCCGGTGACGCTTGCGTGCTGACGATGGGCACCAACGACCTGCCAGCGATCAACTCTAATTTCAACACCGGCGTAACCACGCTGATGAACAATCTGCAGTCCAGCGTCGTTGCCTGTCTTGCTGCCGGCGTGCTGCCGGTTATTTGCACCGTTCCGCCGAATAACACGTACCCCGATTTGGCCGGTGGGGTCCAGTGGTTCTATTACGACCTGGCGCGCTCGTGGGGTGTCCCGCTTTTTGATCTGTTCCGCGCCCTGGTTGATCCGGCCACAAGCGGCAGCTATGCGTCGGGCTATTCCGGTGACGGCGTTCATCCGCAGCGTGCTGGCGTAGCGGTCGCGGCTCCGCTCCTCGGATCGTTCCTGCAAAACCTCGGCGCCTGCCCGCCTTACAAGTGCTACACGTACCTGTCGGCAATGGGCACGACTGGCACAGAAGCCAACCTGCTGAAGAACGGGAATTTCACATCGGTCACCAGCGGCCTTCCGAACTTCTGGGGCGCCCCTGGTGGGGTTGGTTCTGATGCGGTGGCTACCGCGCTCACGCCCTACAGCGGGAACAAGTACACCCGCACCATCACCAGCGGCGCGCAGTATCTCCTCTCCAGCGGCAATAGTGCGGCCTTCACAGCCGGTGACATCCTGCTGCTGTCCGGCGCGATGAATCAGAACGTCGCATCGTATTCTGCAGGCGGCACGCAACTGCGGCTGGCAGGGGATGCTGGCGCATGGGCTGGTATAGGTACTCTGGCTGGCGGCCAGAATGGATTGCAGGACTTCTGCTTGCCGGTCACCGCCGATGCCGCGTGGGCCGGCAACTGCCACGTCGAGACGTATTCTGGAGGCGATGCTGGCACGGTCGCATTCCAAAACCTGACAGTCATCAACGCCACTCGCCTGCGTGCTATCTGGTCGCCAACCTATCCCGAAGCACTGAACTAGCCCATGACCTCCATACAGATCGTAGACAACCTGATTCACACCAACCGGAGAATTGCCCACATGGCTACCGTACTCGAAACACTGACCGCCAATGTTGCCTCGCTGAGTGCAGCGGTCGATACCCTGATTGCCGCCAAGAACGACACCACGCAGTTGCAGGCGCTCGCAGACCAGGTCGCGGCTGAGACGGCCAAGGTCCAGGCTGCACTGACTCCGGTCGCCTAAGTAGATCGTCGGTCATATCGGACCGTCAATGACCGACCTTGCTTATACGCCAGAGGTTGCATTCTGGAAGAATGAAATTCAGCTATGGGAACGCACCGCCGACAAGTGGCTGAAACGAGGCAAGAAGCTCTATAAGCGCTACAAGGACGTCCGTACCCAGAGAGAGGATTCGACTACTCGCCTGAACATCCTCTGGAGCAACGTCCAGACACGCTTACCAGCCCTCTACGCACGCGATCCCAAGCCAGAGGTAGAGCGACGTTACCGGGACAAAGACCCGGTAGGACGGCAGTGTAGTGAGGTTCTGGAGCGTTCTCTGGACTACACCATCAGTCACTGCAACCCCTTCGGTCGCATCATGCGCCAAGCGGTGCTGGACTATGAACTGCCCGGACGTGGGACAGTGTGGGTCCGGTATGTCCCGCACCTGCACAAGATGCCGGGAGCGGAGAACGAGGAAGAACGGGTCGAGGGTGAAGAACTCACCAATCAAGTCGAGGATGAGATTAGGGACGAAAAGCTCAGTTACGAAGAAACACTGGTTGATTACGTCAACTGGGAGGACTTCGGCCATACCTATGCCAGGACATGGGATGAGGTGCGAGCAGTTTGGAGAATCGTCTACCTGACGCGCGAGGAAGGCGTAGAGCGGTTCGGGGACATCTTCGAGGACGTACCCCTGGACTGGTCGCCCAAATCACCCACAGACAGCAAGATTCGGTCTGACAACAAGGATGGCAGGAAGGCAGTCGTTTACGAGATTTGGGACAAGCAGGAGCGCAAGGTCC